TCACGGCTGAGATGTGGGCGCAGTTGCTTGCGCGTATCGATGGAACGAACGTGCGGCTGGATAACATCCAGAGTGCGATCGAGGATCTGGATCTTGTCAGCGGCGGGAACGATGGGGAACCGGAACCGCCCCCGGATGATGAGGAAGACCCGACGCCGGTCGAGAAGCCGTATACGGGGACGGCGGTCGAGTACATCTTCCAGGATGCAAACGGTGGGGCTGTGAAGATAGGCGATTCGGCTGAGCTCGAGGCAGAGGTAGCCTTGCGGACGGATGAGATGGTGAATTACGTCAAGGCGCTATCCCCCAAGAATTGGGATTTCCTGATCGGGCGAAACATGCTGTATCAGAAGAAGAATGGGACGTGGGCCTTGAAGGTAAAGGGCATCAACGGACAGCGATGCCTGATTGCGGAGGTGGCGAAGGGACGCGGGCGGATCGTATCGTTTGCGCCCACGGCTGACCCTGCGAAGAATTACCGCCTGCCGCTGGATGTGTCGGTGGTGAACGTGATCACGTATCCGTTCCTGGTGCAGAAGGTACCGAATAACGGCTGGCTGCCGATGTTCAAGCCGTGGAGTTTCGAGAAGCAAGGCGCAACCATTGACAACAATTATTGGGTGGCGATGGAAGATGTGGTGAAGGCGTGAATGCTTCACCATGCTTCGACAGGCTCAGCACAAGCTCCGAGTCACGAAGAAACACAAAGGTTGAAGGATGCCGATCAGTAAGCCGATCTATCAGTTGACGTTGCCATTGGACATTGAAGACGTGATCAGTGATCAGTCTTCGGTGGTCAGTGTTGAAGAGGCGCGGTTGCGTTCAGAGACTGCGCGGGCAGCTTTGCATGAGTTAAGCCCGGAGAGCACACCGTGGAAGGATGAATATTTGAACCTGGTGGAGGGCGGGTGGAACTGGCGCGTGGCAGCATACATTGCCTGGGCAGCCAGCCCGAAGAATACCCGCACGCCGAAGACGCAAGATGAGCTGGCGACGCAACATCTGGGTTTGACAAGCGACCGGGCGATCAATACGTGGAGACGGAAGAACCCGGCCATCGATGAGATGGTGGCTGTGCTGCAAGCGGCTCCACTGTTCGAGCACCGGGCAGAGATCTATGAGGCGCTGGTGAAGGTGGCAACAAGCCCCGAGTACAAGGGTCACAATGACCGGAAGCTGGCGCTGGAGTTGCTGGGCGATTATGTGCCCAAGTCGAAGGTGGAAGCGGAATTGAATCAACGGATCATAGACGATCTTTCAAGCCTGCCCTTCGAAGAGAAGTTGAGACTGGCTGGATTAAAAGACCCAGAGAAGCTGGCGGAATTCAAGAAGAAACTTGAAAACCGGAAGTCAGATGATGCTTCAACGGAAGAGAAAGAATAACGATGTCACGCAGTGCATTGAACGTCAGCCAAGAAGAGGCACAACAGGAAGTGATGCAGGTGCTACTCGCGAGAGATGACCTGGCACTTTATGCAGAATACATCAGTGATGGCTGGTATCGCGCTCATGCGATGCATCATTTGATCGCGTATGAATTGCAACAAGTTCTTTTATACCTTGAGACGGATGGAGAAGAAGGCACGCAATTTTTATTAATCCTGACACCACCACAACATGGAAAATCGGAAATGGTGAGCAGGATGTTTCCATCGTTTGCATTGGGAAAGCTGCCGGACCTGCGCGTGATCGAGGTCTCTTATGGAGCTGACCTGGCGACCGATAGCAGCCGCAAGGTGAGAGATATCATCCGGTCAGATCGTTACAAAGCAGTGTTCGGTGATCTATCCCCGAGTGAGGCACCAGTGATCCTGTCTTCAGACAGCCGCTCGGTTTCAGCATGGGACCTGGCTGGTCCGCACCGGGGCGGGATGATCGCGGCTGGCGTAGGCGGAGCTGTGCCTGGACGCGCGAAAGGTTTGGGGATTGCCGATGATCTTATCAAGGGCCACAAAGAAGCGCAAAGCCAACAGGTGCGCGATGATGCCTGGGATTTTTACACATCCGCTTTGCGTGTGCGCATGGTGGCTGGTGTCATGGTGATGACACACTGGCACCCGGATGATCCTGCCGGTCGCATCATCAAGAACATGATCCAGAAGCCAAACGGCGACAAATGGAAAGTGCTTATGTTGCCGGGAATCATCGAAGAGGGGATGTTTGCAACAAGCAAGGAAGATCAGATCGAGAAGATGGAGGGGGGCGTTTATTTGCCCATGCGCGATCCGCTGGGACGTGCGGGGGGGGAGGTGTTATGCCCGGCGATGTTGAACAAGACTGAGATGTTAAAGATCCGCGAGGTATCAGAATATTATTTTACAGCGTTGTATCAGCAGATGCCTTACGACAAGGAAGGGCAGAGATATAAACGTGAATGGTTCAAGACTGTTTCGAAGCTGCCCGAGGGTGTGACGATCAAGCTCATTGTCCGTTATTGGGACAAGGCAAACTCCACCAAAGGTGATCACACTGCAGGCGCTTTGATGGCTTATTGTTCGGATGGTTTCTTTTATTTTCTTGACATGAAGCGCAAGCAATGCACATCGTATGAGCGGGACCAGATGATGAAAAAGGCCGCTGATGAAGACCATGAGAAATACGGCAAGGTAAAAACTTTCCACCAGCAGGACCCGGGATCGGCGGGGAAGGATTCGGCTGAGGCAACGAACCGGGTGCTGATGGGGTTCCCTGCTTTTTTTGAGACCGTAACAGGCGATAAGGAAACACGCTCAGAACCCATGGAATCGGCCTTCCAGGGTGGGTTGATCTTTCTTATGCAGGGTGCATGGAATAAAGCATTCATCGATGAGTGTGTGGCGTTCCCGAGAGGTCAGTATGACGATCAGGTGGATGCGGGTAGTAGCTCGTATAACAAGCTGTTGGAATTGATCGGGAAGAAGAGGGAGAGCAGAATATTATGAGTGCAATACTTTCACCACAAAGGGCACGAAGTGTCACAAAGGGGTCTGAACTATGAACTGGCTGCAGAAATTGTTCAGGCCATTATTTGCGAAGGCTTCGGAGTTTACGATGAAGTTTGCTCCGAGATGGAAGCGCTGGGAATTCCCGAAGATCTCGTTCGAAAAGCTCGTGAACGAGGGATACCGGATCAATTCGGCTGTTTCTGCCTGTGTGACGACGCTGGCTTTCTCGTTCCCGGAGCCACCCTTGCTGGCAGGATATGAAGAGGATGGGAGATTCGTGCCGGACTACAGCCATCCGATCATGAAGCTGATCAGCCAGCCGAACCCGGACATGGGTGAAGCGGAGTTTATGCAGTTTGCTGTGACGTATGCAAGCGTGGGCGGGAATTGTTATTTGTGGAAGCAACGCAGAGTGAATAGATCCGTGATGCATTTATGGCCATTCAGCGATGCGCAGATCATGCCGATCTCCGGCCAGACCACAGCGGATGGATTCGTAAAACATTACGAGTATGACGCGGGCGATGGACAGAAAATTCCCATTCCGAAGGATGACATCATCCAATGGAAATGGATGCCTGACCCGTTGAACCCAGCAAGGGGAATTGGGGCAGTCGAATTGAGTGCGCGCGAAGTGGATAAAGATAATGAGGCGGGTGCCTATATCTATTCATTGTTGAAAAATAATGCGGTGCCACCGGTAGTGATCACATTGGCTGAAGGAGACGAGTACACCACTGAAAAGGCAGACCGATTGCGCGCCGAATGGCACCAGAAGTATGGGAGCGGTGAAGGACGCGGGGGACCGGCATTCATCGAGTTCGGGATGAAGGCTGAGCAGATGGGGTTCGACCTTCAGAAACTCGCGGCTGACACCCTGGCGGACATCCCTGAATCAAGGATCGCGGCGAACTTCCATGTGCCGCCTTCCGTGGCCGGTTTGAATGTCGGGGTGAAGCGAAGCGATTACGGCGATACTGCGGCACGCAAAGCATTTACCGAACAGACATTGATGGCATTGTGGCGGTTCCTAGCTTCGGAATTGCTGAACGGCTTGAAGAATGAATTCCCGGGCACGCGTCCCAATTTCAAACTGCAGTTCGACGTGCGGAACGTGGGGGCGTTGCAGGAACTCAAGAAGGATCAGAGAACAAGCATCAATGAGTTATGGAAAAGCGGCTTGTTCCTGCGCTCTGAAGCCAAGCGGGAATTGGGTATGAAACCCAATCCGGGCGATGATGTGTATTTCATTTCACTGGCCAGTGAGTTTGTGCCGGTGGGGGAGGCGGTGGTGCGCAGTGATCCACAGGACGCCTCCGATAGTCAGGCATCTGTGAATAGTAATCAGAATGTAGAAGGCGAGGGGAAGGCTTCTTACCACAAAGGAACCAAGGAGCACAAAGGGAATACAGTTGGGAGAGGACTTCAGAGGATCCGCAGGGATGTAGCGGGGCGGATGGGGCAGGCTGTGGATGTGTATTTCAGCCAGCTGGCTGATCGAGTAGTGGAACGTGCCGGGAAGGCATGGGATGCTCTCACCACGAAGGGAACAAAGGGTCACAAAGGATTCGAGGAGAAGGATTTGCCAAAGCCTGGTGATCTTTTGAATGCTGATGACCGGAAGAAGCTGGAGACGCTGGTGAAGCGGTTCTATGTGCAAATCCTTGAGCTCAGCTGGAATACGTGGAATTTTGCGCTGGGTGTCGAGAAGGCATTCGATCTGGAAGACCCACTGGTGACGCGGTTGCTTATGATGGCAGGGACACGCGTGAAGGATATTCACGATGTCACATTGCAGGAAATCAGAGATGCG